CATGTTTTAAACACTATCTAGGTAAACATGTGGTCTCTCAATTTAGTAGAGTACCAATGACAGATTGGGAAATAGCAATCTTTTTACCAGTAGAACAATTTAAAAAGAAAAGTAAGACTTCTATTTGGAATGAAAGTCTTAAAATTGCGAGAAGCTAATGTCAAGTATTGATAATTTAAAATCGTTAATAAGTAAAAAAGGTGGTCTTGCAAAGGCAAATAGATTTAATGTTATATTTACACCACCAAGTCAATCACTTTTAAATATAGATATTGGAAGTGTTATAGGTTCAGTAATATCTGGGAACTTTAGTGCTAACAATTTAGTTAATGATCCAAGAGATATTTCAATTCTTTGTCAAAGTGTAACATTACCAGGAACAAGCCTGAGTACCTTTGAACATCAAGATTACAAACAAGCAAACAAGTTTCCTTATACCTTTATTGATGATGATGTCACAATAACATTTTTACTCACAAATGATTATTATATGAGAAAAATGTTTGATACTTGGCAATCAAATGTTTTGAATAAGGAAAGCTATATCGTAGGATATAAAAAGAATTATGCGGTTGATGTTATTATACAACAACTGGATGAGCAAAATACTCCAATTTATGGAGTAAAACTTGAAAAGGCGTATCCTGTTTCATTTGAGAGCATTGAGCTTTCACAAGAAACAAGTGATACAATTAAGATGAGTGTGACTTTTGCGTATGATAAATATGTACCAGAAGGACCATTAAGTAGTACTGGAAGTGCTATTAGGTCCGCACTTGATATATTTGGATAATATTATAGGAGAATAATTATGGCATTGCCACAATTAAATACAGCGAAGTATACCACAATGGTACCGTCGCTGAAAAGAGAGGTTTCTTTTAGACCTTACCTTGTAAAAGAGGAAAAAGTTCTAATGATGGCTATGGAAACACAAGACCAGAAGTCAATCATGAGAGCGGTAAAAGAAGTAATTAAATCATGTGTATTTGATAATATTGATATTGATAAACTTGCTATGTTTGATATTGAAGCTTTATTCTTAGCTTTACGATCAAAATCAGTTGGTGAAAATGTTGCTATTAAATTAAAATGTGAGTGTGAAGAGCTCACTGAAGTTAATATTAATTTAGATGAAATTCAAATTAATGATATTGAAAAGGATAATGTTATTCCTTTAACATCAGAAGTTGGTGTAACAATGAGATACCCTGCTCTATCAGATATAGAAAATATAGATGCAGAAGGTGGTATTGATTCAATGATGGATATGATTATTCAGTGTATGGATTCTATATATGATACTGATGCTGTACATGATGTAAGTAATGAATCAAAAGAATCTGTGCAATCTTTTTTAGATAGCCTAAATGGCGAACAGTTTAAAAAGTTAGCTGAATTCTTTGAAGAATTGCCATCATTAAATTATAATGCAGAGTGGGATTGTGTTGGTTGTAAGAAACATAACACAATGGAGTTAAAAGGTATTGCGAGTTTTTTTACGTAAGCCTCTCACACGATAGTCTTGTAAACCATTATAGGACTAACTTTGCAATGATGCAACATCATGGATATAGTTTAACTGAACTTGATAATATGATACCGTGGGAGAGGGAGATTTATATAGCTCTCTTACAGGATTGGATAGAAAAAGAAAATGAAAGAATTAAAAACGAGAATAGGAGAAAATAATGGCTGAAACAGATAACAGCAGAAATGAAGTCGAAATCGATTTAGATAAGTACATGGCTATGATCGAAAAGCTTGATGAGCAAGAAGATAAGATCAAAGAAATGCAAGAAGAAGCTAAAAAGGCAAGGGATCAATTGTCCCCACCTAAGCGTAAATTCATGGACTTATTTTTGGATGATAATGATATTAATGAAAAAGCAATCATTGGTTTTATATCATTCTTTCTCATGACAGTGTTTGGTATTACTGATTTAGTAACAGCATTAGTCTGGGATATGGATTTAAAAGTTTCTGAAACAATATATACATCATTTGTTGTTGTAACACTTGGTGCATTTGGTATATCAGAAGCTGGAAAAGCTTTCGGGAAATAATTAAATGGCAGAGGATAAAAAACCTTTAGACGACGGTAGATCAAAAGAAAGACGAGCTCAAAAAACTGAGATGGCGTCATTGATTAAATCGTTAAAAGCTTCAACTGAATCTAATAAAGCAGAATCAGAAACAGTTGATATGGAAATGTTCTTGAATAAATTCAAGGATAGTATGAAGGTAGGTGATACTAATATAAAAGCTTTAAAAGTCGAATTTGAAAAGGCAAATGAAATCCTCAATAATCAATCATCAACAGCACAAGAAAAAGAATTAGCACAACAACAAATAGAAGCTATAAAAGAAAACGTAGAATCTGAAGAAGAAAAAAGAGAAAAACAAAAAGCTCAAGACGAAGCTAATAGCATTTTAAATAAAATGGCCGGCAAGCTTGATAGCGTGGCTAAAGGTTTTGATGAATTTGCAGGTAAAGCAATAGGAGCTGGTGGTCTTTTAGCAGCAGCTATGTTGTTTATTAATCCAGAATTATTCTTTGAAAAACTACAAGAAGCAATTCAGGGTATTAATACCATAATCAATTCAATAACAATGGCTGTTGAAGGAGATTTTAAAGGTGCTTGGGAAAATCTAAAAGAAAATACAGAAGGTTTAGGACTTGTACTCGGTACGGTTGCTCTTTTTGTCATAGGACCAATTATAAGAGCAGTAAGCTTTATATTAAAAACATTTAAAGCTATAGGTAATGGATTTAAAAGAGTTGGAAATTTCTTTTCGAGAATGGGAACTTTCTTTACTAATTTAAAAAATAGCAAATTCTTTAAAAATGCTCCAAAGTTATTAGGTAATATAGGTAAAATAGTAGGTAAACTTTTCTTACCTATTACAGCAATTTATTATGCATTTCAAGGTATACTTAAAGGTTTTAATACTGAAGGAACCATAATGGAAAAATTGGAAGCAGGTATTAAAGAAACATGGACAGGCTTAGTTGCATTTTTTATAGATTTACCTAAATGGTTACTTGGAAAAATAGTAGGGATTTTTAATAAAGAAAAAGGTACTGCAATATTAGATTTTAATACAAAAGAATGGCTTGGCAATTTAAGTGAAAAAATATTCTTTGGACCTGCAAGATCTATTAGAAAATTTATTGGTGATAAAACATCAGCAGCCACGGCAAGTATAGGTAACTTCTTTTCAGATTTTTCATTTACTGAATTCTTTCAAAATATAGTAAATAAAATAACAGGCTTTTTTGCAAAAATTGGAGAATGGATTGGCAATGCAATGGATGCAGCAATTGAGAAAGTTTTATCAATTGGAGAAGCTATAAGTAATTTTATAAAATCTATATTAAGAGCTGGACTTCCTGATCCAACCGCATCTGCTTTTTCAGTTGCTGGAGCAGCGGCTAAAATAATACCTTCTGCAATATATGAATATGCAGGTATAGACAAAGAAACAGGAGAAAGAATACCTGATGCAGCAAAACCACCTGAGGAAATAGCAACTGTTGAGCCTAACTTACAATCCGATGTCTTAGCTACTTCGCAAGAAAATGCTCAAGGTCAATCAGCAATAACTACTCAAACAGTAGTCACTTCAGTAACTCAACAGAATAGTTCTTCAAGTAGTTCAAGTTCAAGTACTGTGGTTAATCCTACAGGTAATTCTATGTCATCAATGGAATTAGCTGGTGCTACTGGCGGAAGAAGATAAAAAAAAGGACTCTTAAAAGAGCCCTTGAAAAAACTGTGGTGAAGTTTTTTAATTCAAATTAAGATTCCTTAGCGAGTTTCGCAAAATAACTTAACGTATCATCCTCTGATGAGTCATCAGCAGGTGGAAAGCTTGTATCAGCTGATTCCATTGTAGGTGCTGGAGTACTTGGCTCAGCTTGGAATGGATCAGCTACTGGTGCATGACCTGCAGTGATTCCTAATACCTTATTGAGTTTCATACTTAGTTCATCATAAGTTTTATAATTCTCTGGAAGTAAAAAGTCTCCTAAAGAATAGAGTTTGTCATAGACTTCAGTAAGTCTTGCTTCATCGCCATCAAATAATGCGGCTGGTGAAGAGAATTCTGATTTGTCATAGTTGACCCACCCTTCTACTTTTCTGATTTTGATTTTGAAGTCAGCGCCTTCCCAGAAATCATAAGGATTTACTGGATCTTCATCAGCGAACTGAGGTTGCATGACGTCCATAATCTTATCAAAGATCTTTTTACCAAATTTATAAAGGAAAACCTTTCCTTCATTTTGAGGATTATCGGGATCAGAGACGACTAGCACATTTGATACATAGTGCAATCTTCTTTTTCTTTCCCTAGCAAGAGCTTTATCTTCATCGCGACCAGAGTTCCAAAGTAAACCATTTGATTCGCTTACTGGATCTGGTTGTCCAATGGATGTTAAAGAGTTCTCGATATACCATAAGCCAGATGGGCCTTTAAACCCGTGATCCCAATACCTTACCCAAGGAAGATCTTCACCCTCTTTAGCTGGTAGGAATCT